GATTATAAATATGATTTTAGTCATATTGATAATGAAATGATTGAAAAACATAAAAATAAATTATTAAATATTGTCCGTTTTAGTAATTTGTCAAATGAAAAAGAGGATAATATTCCTGTTATTATGAAATATTTATGGGATGATATTCTATCAATTTTTCCTACTACAAAAAATATATTTTTGAAAGATAAAGGGTTTGATATTCAACACAAATCAACCTATAAAAAATTAATTGATAAACTTAATTCATTTGATTTATATCAAACTGAATATGATGTATTAGGTAATGCTTATGAAGAAGTTATTCAAGATATTATGACTGGTAAAGTATTAGGACAATTTTTTACTCAACCATTAATCAAGAAAATGATGGTGAAATTAATTAATCCGCAAATACATCTTGATGGGAAAATAGATACTTGTGGAGATCCCACAATGGGTACTGGTGGTTTTTTGATTACCTATTTACAATATATTTTACAACAAGCAACTTCTAAAAATATTAAACCTGACTGGGATTTTATCAAAACAGAAGGATTATATGGTAAAGAATTAGAACCTGATACATATCAATTGGCAGTTTCAAATATGTTAATTTCATCAGGTCATATGTTTGAAAAATTAGATAGAGGTGATAGTATTCGTGTTCCGATAACAAGAAAATTTGATAATATTCTTGCAAATCCACCATTTGGAATTAAAGGATTAAAATATGATGATTTTCAAAGTCCATTAAAAAGCGAATATGTTCCGATTAAAACAGATAATGCAGTTTCCTTATTTATTCAAGCAATTATTTATATGTTAAAAATTAATGGTAAATGTGCTGTTGTATTGCCTGATGGACAAGATTTATTTTCAAAAACAAATACTACATTGATATTCATTAGGGAATACTTAATAAAAACATGTGATATAAAAGAAATTATATATCTACCATCAGGTATTTTTACATATACATCAATAAAAACGTGTATATTTTATTTTGTAAAAAAGAAAGAAGGAATAGATGTTTTGGAAACTAAAATTAAAATATCCAAAACCCAAAAAGAAACTGGTAGAGATTATAAGTTTTCAAAAACATATGAAACATCTAAAATTAAATTTTATGATTATGATCCTTATAAAGATATAAAACATTTATTAGTTGAAGTTCCGATTGAAAAAATAGTGAATAATGTATATTCACTTAATTATACAGAATATATGAAAAACGAAAATGAAGAAGAACAATATGAAGATAGTGTTGTTGTTAAAACACTTGGAGAAGTTTGTGAAATTCAAAATGGTAAAAGAATTGTTAAGGGACAAGTAGAAACAGGCGAATATCCAGTATTAGGTGGGGGTAGTTTTACATCATTTTATACAAATGAATATTCAAGGGAAGGAAGAACCTGTAAAATAAGTAGAGAAGGAATGTCATTGTATAATTGTGTTATGTTATTAAATGAAAAATATTATCTAAATAGTCAGGCATTTACAATTAAAACTAAAAATGAAAACATAATCATTAATGAATATTTATGGTATTATTTGGATAATAACAAAGAACAAGTATTTAAATGTGGAAGAGGAACAGCACAAAAAGCAATTGATATTGATATATTCAAATCAATAAAAATCCCAATTCCTTCGCTTAAATGCCAACAAGAAATTATAAAATATTTAGATTTCATATATGAAAAAGCAAATAAAACAAGTAATGAAAAAATTGCAGAATTAAAACAATTAAATGAGTTTTGTTTGGATATTCAAAAGTTATTTGGTGAAAATATAGTGAAAGAATTAGGTGAAATTAGTATAATTAATCCTGAAAATATGAAATCAGGACAATATACTGAAATTAATTATATTGATATTTCTTCTGTTAAAAGAGGACAAATATTAGAATTACAAAATTTAACAAATGATTTTCCATCAAGAGCAAAAAGAATAGTCAAGAAAGGTGATATTTTATATTCATCTGTTAGACCTAATTTAAAAGGATATGTATATATTAGTGATAATATTCAAAATGGAATTGCTTCAACAGGTTTTGCAGATATTAGAGTAAAAGACACAAATATAATATTGTCAAAATATTTGTATTATATTATGATAAGTAATTACATAACAAATGATTTAATAAGTAAAGCGAAAGGAGTACAATATCCAGCGGTATCATTTGATGATTTTGAAATTATAAAAATCCCAATTCCATCACTTGAACGCCAAAAAGAAATTGTTGAGTATTGTGAACATAATGATATACTCATTAAACAATTAGAAAATGAGATTAAAAATAATAAAAAACAAGCACAACAATTTATTACAAAAATTGTTAAATCACAAATTCAAACTGTAGCAATAGAACAATGTAATATAAATTCAATTTAAAATTAAAACCAAAAGTTTAAAAAATTAAGAGACCTCTTATTATATATGTTGTTCTTAATCATTTTTTTAGAAAAAATATAGAAATAATTAATGTAATAACAAATAAAATTATAGATGAAAATTTTAAATAATAAATAATAGTATCATTTATATTGTATAAATAATCATTATTTATAATTTTTTGTTTTAATAAATTAAGTGAATTATCTAAATAATTTAATTTATTGTCTTTTTCACGAATTGTTTGTTCTTCCATATTAGCTAATTTAATTTTTTCTTCAGCTAATTCTGTTATATTTTTATATTTATCTTTAATTATTTGTAAATGTTGTTTAAGATCAATAACATTTTTATTTAATTTTTTTGTTTTTAAATTTTTATTTAAATTATTTTTTTCATCTGTAATAATATCTTTAGCATAATCAAAAGATTTATTTAATTCTAATGCGCGAATATATGTATTAATATCTAAAATTTGATTATCTATTTTTTTTTTATTATTAATTAATCGTAATTTTATACTTTCCATTGTTTTTTTTTCACGTATTTTAATATCTTCATTACTATTTAATGGAGTTGCATAAACTGGAATACCTGTATTATTATTAAAATTTTGAGAATCATTTATTGATCCACCGATATAACAAGTATTGGATTCATAGCCCATGTATGGGCAAAAATTTTGTTCATTAGTATTATTTTCACATATTGCTCCACCAGTTTGCGCAGCTTTTAAGCATTTATCAAATGAAATTCCATCAATTTTATGAAATAATTTTTGTTTAAGTTGTTCGTTCGAAATTAATCCATAACGATAATTTTGTATAAAATTATTAATATCAATGTTTCCAGATATATTTCCAGATATATTTTGTTTTATAAAAGTTGTAGATTTTATTGTATTTTTTAATCTTTCTAACTCTTCGAAGACATTATTCATTATAATATATATATATAATATTATTTACCAACCAACATATATAATTTCATTTTTTGAGAAAAAACTTAAACATTGAACTAATTTAGATAATGGAGAACAATTTAAATTTAAAAAATCTGGAGGATTATATGGTTCATAATAGGTTAATTTAAAAGGAAATAGAATTAATAAATCATTAATATCATCAATTGGATATTGAGTTAAATAAATTCTAATTAACATATTTTTTGATATTTTTTGAATATTAATTTTATTAAAACGAGGTGTTCTATTTTTTCTATAAAATTGTTGAATTTTAATTACTTTTTTTTCAATTATATTATTAATAATAGTTGAAAAATCATGTGAAACTAACTTATATTGAGATGGATATCTAATATATTTAATAATTAATTTTAATACATCATTTGATATATCCATATTATATCTTAGTATTTTAATACTAATAAATAATCATTTTTTATACATATTTATAAGTGTGTGTATAATTGGAGCAGTTAAAATAACGACTATTGATTGATTAAATAATTGATTAATTATTTTAGATTTTAAATTTTGAAACATTATATTATATAAAGTTATAAATATATAATTTTATATATTTTTTATTATATTTTTGGATATTAAAATGCTGATAATATATAATCATTTATATAAATATTCATATTGATATTTATAAGTGTATGTAAATTTGACACAATTAATATATGTAGCAAAAGGCAGAAATGACGCTGTTACTAAAATAAAATATTTAGTTTGTGACATTTTATCATTTGATAAATATAATTTTTGAAGATATTTTGATGAAAAATATATAGAAGAAGTTAAAACAGTGCTTAATAGTATTATTTGCGAAGTTTTATTCATAAAAGATTGATTACTCATTATAATAATTATTATATTATATTTTTTTATATAATATTTGTAAAAAAATTAAAAATTAAAAAGAATTTTTTCATATAAAAAAATAATAGTTGCAATAGATATTATATAATTAAATACCCAATTAAATTTAAATATCGAATAATAACATAAATTTATCAATTCTATATTTAGATTGGATAAATAAATATAAATATAAATAAATATATATAAATTTATATATTTAAAATATATAAAATTTTTAATTTTTTCTTCAAAAATTTTTAAAAACAATGATATAGCAAAGATATACAAACTGATATTAAAAATAGTATTATATAGTAAAAAATATTGTAGATATAATAATATAAATTTTAAAGTAAAAAAATATACAAATGAAATTATATATATTTCAATATTATCATAATTATCAAAAAAAGATACAAATTGACGTAACATTTTATAATAAAATATATATTTATATTAATCATTTTTTATTATATTTTTTATAATTATGTTAATAATTTAGGTGCAATACCTATAGACATAAGTTCTTGCCATAATAATTTTGTAGAATATGGTACCTGAACCTTGCTAAAATTAGTCGTATTATCACAATATGTACATTTATAAAGATTTTTTGTTTGATTAGCGATGGCAACCATTCCACAATTTTTACATACAAAAAATAAATATTTATCTGATACATCAAATAAACGTTCTTTTAAGAAATATGAACAACCATGTGCTAACATACAATCTTTTTCCATTTCACCAACACGTAATCCTCCACCTCTTGATCTACCTTCACTTGCTTGTTTTGTTAAAATTTGATAGGGTCCAGTAGCACGTGAATGTTGTTTATCACTAACTAAATGTTTAAGACGATAATAATATGTAGGACCAATAAAGATACGAGCTTTTAATTGTTCTCCAGTTCTTCCATTATATAGGATCTCAGTTCCATATCTTTCATAACCAACTGATTCTAAAATATCAGCAATTTGTTCAACATCAATACCTGTAAATGGTGTTGCATCAGCATCACATCCCTTTAATACACAAGCTTTTCCTAATACACATTCAATTAATTGTCCAAGTGTCATACGACTTGGAATAGCTGCAGGATTAACAATAATATCTGGAACAATTCCTTCTTTAGTATAGGGCATATCTTCCTGAGGCAATGCCATACCAATAGTGCCTTTTTGACCATGACGACTATTTCCTGACCATACACATATACCATTTCTACGTACATATATAATATTAGATGGAACTTCACAACAATATACTTTTCCATTATATTCAATAATTTTTTCTGAAAAATTATTTTTACTATTTAATATTGGATTATTCATTGTAGAACGTATTACAGTTACTATCCATTGATCTGTTTTTTTTGTAGTTTCAATATTTAATTTTTCTTCCTTTTGTTTTTTTAGTATTTTATTTCCTGATAAACCAGAATGAAAACATAATCTTTGCAAATCATCTGCTAATTTTTCAGATCCTGTATAATAATAGTCTGTTATATTAGCACTATTTTCTTCGTCATAACATAGCAATGAATTTAACAAAATATTACATTGTTGTTGACTTAAATTCCATATATAATCAGGTAAATATTTTTCATTTAATTTACTAAAATAAGATAAATATTCAAATAAATCTATATCATAATATACATATCTATTAGTTGTTTTATCATAATTAAATTTTAATCCAAATTTATTAGAAATATTTATTAATTTTGATAATACTATATCTTTATAAATAGATATTCCTACAAATTTATAATTAGTATCTAATGAACCTTCTGATATCCATAGTCCAAAAAATTCTAACCAAATATCCATATCAATATTTATATTTTTATATATAAATCTATCAATTTTGTTGTTACAATTATTTGCATTTTTTTTCATCCACATTTTATTTCCCATAATATTTTCTATTTTTTCTAATTTAAAATGTTCATTTTGTAATTTTGCATATACATTATGATTTAATGTAATACATAAATTAACGTTATTACTATTATATTCATACATTTCATTAACATCATCATACACATATAAATTAATTGGGTTATTATATTCTATTTTTTCTCCATCAACTAATGTTGCTATTTTATCATTCATTGTTAAATCTTTAAAATATTTAAAACCATCAGAGGTTAATATTTCTGTTTTATCATCATAACAAGAATGTTTATCACCATTTTCAGGAATCTTATCAGTTCGAATTCTAACTTTAGCAAATTTATAACCTTCGCCATTTTTATTAGAATAAACCCAATCTGCATACCCAGCTTCACTTGGTTTTATATTAACACTTGCATCTTTAAATTTAGGTTCATTTGGCTTTAATTGTTTTAAAGGTAATATTTTACCAATAATAACATCATCTCCTTCAACTTTACTTCCAATTTTAATTAAACCATTTTCGTTTAATTTATCATATGATCCTTGTTTCATACCTCTTGTTAAGATATCACCATTTGGTAAATATTTTTCAGGTTTACAGAATTTTTCTTCTTCTAAGGTTGCTTGATTTTTTTTTTCTTCATCTTTATGTGTTCTATAAGAACTTGTTGTAAACAATCCTCTATCTAATGCACTTTGGTTCATAATTAGCGAATCTTCTTGATTATATCCATAATATGCTGCAATAGCAACAATTGCATTTTGTCCAGAGGGTAATTCATTACTATTTGCATGTATGCTCATTCTTGTATGTATGAGTGGTTTTTGTGGATAATGTAAAATATGTGCAATAGTATCCATTCTTTTATTAAAATTAGTAGCATAAATACCAATTGCTTGTTTACCTTGAGCAGATAGGAAAATATTACGTGGTCCAGCATTATGTTCGGCAAAAGGAATATTAGATGCTAATACACCTAATTGAAGAGATGGATGCAATTCACAATGTGTATATCTAAAGAAAGAAACATTTTTATCACTATTTTCCCGAATATTTTGATATGTCATTGCTACCATAATAGTATCTTCTTCTTGTGTATCAATATATTCAATAATAGTTTTATTTAATTTAATATCAGTTAATAAATCATTCCAATGAAGTTCTTTTTTACGTAATTTTAAACATAATTCACTATCAATATTTAGATTATTATTTTCAACAATATATAATGGTCTAATTAGACGTCCAGCATCAGTATTAATATTTATTTCATTTGCATTAATATTCCAAGCAATTGAAGTATAAATATTGATAATACCTTTTCTTCTCATAGATTTCAATGTAGTAACAAATGTATTAGGATCTTTAATAATACCAACCCAATCGCCATTTATAATTACAATTGTAAAATATAGTAATTCACGTGGTTGAACTTGTTCTAATGGAATAACATCTAATTCATCTAAATAATCTAAAATGGGTTTAGCATCATGATCGATTGTAATTTGACAAGATAATGCCATATTTTTAACTATTCCAATACTTCCTCCTTCAGGTGTTTCACAACTACAACATCTCATCCATTGAGTGTTATGTAATTTTCGAGGAGCTGTTTGTTTGCAATTTTTTTCAATAGGTGCAATAATACGACGTCGATGTGATAATGAACTTAGATATGATAATCTTCCTAATACTTGTGCAACACCTTTTTTATTTTTTTGTCCTTTTTCACCCCAATTACCAGTAGCTAAAGCATATTTTAAACCCAATTCAATAATATTACTTTTTATTTTTTTACTAATATTTATAGAAATTTCATCAATACGACCATTTTTAATATCTTTATCAACTAAAATTTTTAAATCTTTAACTAATTTTGAAAAATTTAGTTTGAATAAATTTCCCATTAAAACACCAGGGGATTCTACACGTTTATTAATAAAACTATCACGATCATCATTTAAAGAATATTCTAAATAATTATACAATAATTTTCTAACCATTAAACCTAAAAAATATGCTTTTTTTATTGGAGATTTACCAACATGTGGTAAAATTTCATTTAATAAAATATATTCAACATAATTTAATTTACTTTCAATAGATTGATTTCCTCCTTTAATATTAATTGGAATAACAATATATTTCGAAATATATTCTAATGCAATTTTTTTACTAACAATTGGAGAAGATTCTTCTAAAGAAGGTTTCAATTTTTCCATTAATTCTTTTGCTCTATCATTATTAACATCATAAACAATATATTCAATAATTTCTTTATCTGAAATTATACCTAATGCTCGAAATATAACAAATAATGGAATATCTGCTTTTACTTTTGTAATTTGAACACGAATTGTTTTACCAAAAAAATTTCCATCTTTTGAATTTAATTTAACCATTAATGGTTTAACATATGTTGAATTTTCAGGACTAATAGATGTAATTTCAGCGATATGTGAATATGTTGAAGTTAATCCACGACTTTGTTGAAATACAAATATTTTATTTTCACATTTTTTTTCAAAACTTACAATTACTTTTTCACTTCCATTTATTATAAAATATCCTCCTTGATCAAATTCACATTCTCCTAGTTCCATTTGTGTTTTATTTGTTTTTTCTGATAAAACGCAATATTTAGAATGCAACATAATTGGCATTTTACCAATTGAAATATTTTTAATAATTGGTAATTCTAATTCCTCGATAGAATTAGTTTTCTCATTTATACGAATAATTTTTTGATATATGTTACAAGTTATTACAGATGAATAACTTAAATTTCGTAATCTTGCATCATTTGGATACATAACAGTAATTTCTCCTTCATTATCATTAATAATAGGTTTGCTAATTGAAATATCACCAAATGTTACATGATATTCTGTCATATATTTACCAATTTCTGGATTATAATTATAATGAGAAATAATTGGATTGAATTCATTAACAATTTTTTGAAGTTTAGTATCAATAAAATGATTATAACTATCAATTTGATGTTTTATTAATACTTTTTTATCTGCAAAAAAAGAATCAATGACATCCCATGTATAATTTTCCCAATTAAAATTATTATTAGTCTGCATTTTATAATTATAATATATATTTTTCTTAAGTAGTTTTATATTATTTTTATTTCATTTTTTTTTAAATATATAATATATAAAAAAACCTTATTATATAAATAATATAATTTATATTATATATATTTAAATGTCAGGAACTATTTATAGAAATAATAGAAATAATAGAAGAACTTTTATTGATAGAATAAATTATAATTCTTCTAATAAAAGAATTCGAACTAATTCTGATTCAAATATATGTAGAATACCATTTATTATTAATTTTAATGAAATCAATGCACAATCAATATCAAATGAAAAACCTAAAGAAGAAATAGATAGTTTTTATAATGATAGAAATTATGATGAAATTATTTTAAAAAAAATAGAAACACTTGATGATTTAATAGAATTAGCAAAATTATATAATCCAAATTTTCCAAATAAAAAATATAATATTAATGTTAAAAAATTATTTGATTTAGTTGAACCATTAACTGAATTAAAAAAAATGATAGGTATGAAAAAAGTAAAACAAAATGTAGTTGATCTTATATTGTTTTATTTACAAGATTTTGAAAAATATACAAATAATATGTTACATACAGTAATTTATGGTCCTCCTGGATGTGGAAAAACAGAATTAGCAACAATTTTATCAAAAATATATTGTAAAATGGGATTGATTAAAAATGATAAAATTATTATAAAAAAACGTTCAGATTTAATTGGAGAATTTTTAGGTCATACTGCTAAACAAACACAAAAATGTATTGATGAAGCATTAGATAGTGTATTATTTATAGATGAAGCATATTCACTTGGAAATAAAGAGCAAAGGGATTCATTTTCAAAAGAATGTATTGATACTATAAATCAAAATTTAACAGAAGGAAAAACTAAATTTATTTGTATAATAGCTGGATATAAAGATGCATTAGATAAATGTTTTTTTTCTTATAATGAAGGATTAGAAAGGAGATTTCCATTTAAATTTACAATAGATCCATATAATGGAGAAGAATTAAGATTAATATTTATTAAAATAGCGTATCAAAATGGTTGGGAAATTAATGATTTAAAGGATATTAAAATAGAGTTTTTTGAAAAAAATAAAAATTATTTTAAATTTTGTGGAGGAGATATGGAAACATTATTTCATTTTACAAAAATTTCACATGCAAGACGTGTATTATTTTTAGCTAAAAATTTAAAGAAAAAAATAATATTTGAAGATATTGAAAAAGCATTTAATATGTTTATTATTGATGATGATATTAAAAAAAGAAATTTATTAGATGATAGTATAAATATATATAAATCATTATATATATAATTTTTTATAAAAAAAATTATTCACAAATACTGATATTAGTGCTTTCTTCTATTGGAATCCATTTATTAAATTTAATAGAATATTGACATTTCATAATTAATTTATTATTTTTTGATGTTAATATATTAAGTTTTTTACTTATAATTAAATCAGGAATTCCCGCATAACCATATTTAATAAGTTGATTATATTTATTATGATAATATAATTCATAAATATCAGGTAAATCTGTTTTTTTAATTTGAAAATTAAATGGATTTGTTTTATTTATAATATTTAATTGATTATTTGTTTCATCTTTATTTAATTCATTTATATTGCTATTATCATTTATATTGTTGTTATCATTAATAATAGTAGTATTATTAATAATATCATTAACACTATTTATAATATTTGCATTTATATTACTATTGATAGTATTATTCATAGTATTATTCATAGTATTATTCATATTATTATTCATATTATTATTCATATTATTATTCATATTATTATTCATATTATTATTAATATTACTATTGATATTATTCATAGTATTATTGGTAGTATCAATATTAGTAATTGTATTATTATTTTTATCAGTACGAAATTCTGGGAAAATATACATAAAACTTTTTTTAAAATTTTTTTCATCTTGGATAAAGATTCCACTTATTTTATACGGAACTGATTTAATATAAGTTTCATATAAATCTTTTAAATAATTTAATGTAAATAATTCTTTAATATCAATTATACAAGAATCAATCATTTGATCTTTATAATATTCGGTTGTTAAAATATTTTTCAATAATTTGTTTCTTTCAGATAAAGTATGAGATTTCAATATATTTTCATTTTTATATACTAAAATATCATTTATAACAAAAATCCATTTATTATTATTATTTTTGATTAATTCTCCATCAAACAAAGTATTATTATATAAATCATCATTAAATCTAAAACGAATATAAATCATATCTTCTCTTTTTTTATTGATAAAAATTGAATTTTTTTTTTTATCAATTGTTGTTAAAAATAAAAAATATTTATGTCCAAAAGTATTAATTGAAACTTTAAAATTAGTTGAATTAATTTGATGTATATTATTTTCATTTAAAAAATTATAATATTTATCGGAAATATTTAGATCAGTTAAATTTTTAATAGAATTTTTAATATTATTTTTTATATCATTTGATATAATTTGCAATGCTTTTTTATTACCAAAAGTTGTAGGTTTCATATTGTTTTATATTAATAAATAATTCATTTTTTTATATAATATTAGTTAAAAATTAAATAATTATTATGTATAATAGTAAAAATCATATAAAGAATGATTTTCTATATATAGAATATGAAAGAAATATATACCATTGAATTTATTAATACAATAACATATAATTTTGATAAATGTAATTTTAATGATTTTTTAGAAATGTATAAAAATTTAATACAAGAAGATAAAATTAAACCAATATATTGTTTAAATAATAAATATAATTTACAAAATAAAATATATAAACCGATAAAATTTCGTTGTACAAATGAAAATAAATGGGCTCCATCAGTTCCTAAAACAGAAATAGAAAAAATTAAAAAAACTATAAAAATTATATTAAATAAAATAACAGAAAAGAATTATAGTATATTAATTGAAACATTAATGTGTGAAATTAATAAATTTACAATGATTGATGCAATTGAGATTTTAGTTTCAGAAATAGTTGAAAAAATTATATTTGATACAAATTTTCATAATATATATATAAAATTATGTTCTAAAATATGGGAAATGAAAAATTTTCATAATAATTTAATTACAATTATTTTAAATGAAAATAATAAATATTATTGGTATTTAAATACAACAAAAGAAAATAATGAATTAAATGGTCCATATGAAAATGAAGATGATATAAGAGAAATTACTGATAAAAAAATAAATTTTAAATATTATTTAATGAATGAATTGCAAAATAGATATAAATTAAAAGATTTATATATTGAAAAACTTAAAAATAAAAATTTAGATGATGATATTAGATTTTTATATAAAAAGAATATATTTGCAATATTAGAATTTATTGGTAAAATGTATAAAAAAAATATAATTAGTGATAAAATTATACATATAATATTAACTGATTTAATACATTATAATATAAATTTTGAAAAACAACCAGAAGAATGTTATATAGAAGGTTTTTGTATATTATGGAATACTATTAATAGTAAATTAATAGTGAAATTTTCAGAAGAACTTGTTCATGAATATTTTAAACATATAACAATGAAAATATTAAAATATAATTGGTGTGTTCGTATTGAATTTATGTTAGAAGATATGATAGAGACATATAAAAAAATATATAAAATAACAGATGAAAAAGTAGAACAAAAAGTGTATATTAAAATAGATAGAAAAATGGATGAAATAGATGAAATTAATAAATATGTTAATGAATATTTAATTAATAGTAATATAGATGAATTAACAATAAAATTAAAAGATGTAGATAAATATAAATTAATAGAATTATTATTAAATAAAGTAATAGATATTGATGTTAAAAAACAAAAATTATATATTAATTTATTTAAAAAAGAAAATTTTATAAATTATGAAATATTTTATCAAATATCATTAAAATTTCTTGAAAATATTCAAGAAATTATGTTAGATATACCAATGGCAAAAGAAAATTTATTATCATTTATTAGTAATTTTGTAAAATATAAAGGTTTTAATAATTTATTATTATTATTATCCGATTAGTTTAGGATGTCCAAATAATTGTAAAAAATAACAATTTTTTTTCAAAATATGTTGATAATTTTTCCATGAATCATAATCACCAAATTTTTTATTTAACATCCAAACATATGTTTTCTTTTTTTTCAATTTATATTTTCTTGATGATAAATTACTTTTTTTTTTTCTAATTAATTTTTGTTTAACAATATTAAGATCAACTAATGAACAACCAATATCATATAATTCTTGTAAGCTATACTCAATATAAGGATAATATTCAAATAAATTTTGAGAACGAATATTACATATATTCATTCCAGAATAAACATTATATTCACTTTCTTTTAAATATTTTAAAGGTTTTTGATTCATTATATAAATAAATTTATATATAATGAATTTCATTTTTTTTTATATAAAGTTAAAATAAATAAAACAAAAATTAAAATAAAAGAAGATAAAATATATTTATTTTTATATTTATAATTAGAAAATTGTTCTACAATAGTAGTATCATTTATATTATATCTATTACCATCTAATAATTGATATGGATATGTAACAGTTGGTTTTCCATTAATAAAATTATTTATATATGGAAATGTTTTATATTTATCATTATATTTATTATCATAATTTGGGAATGGATAAAATGGACTATTTGAAACAAGAACATCATTTCTACGTTTTAATTTCGGAACATCTACAGTATATTTATGTTTATTTAATGAATTATAATTATAATCTACTGCAAAATCATTTCCTCTTACAAAATTAGCATTACTTCCTCCATTTGCACATATATTTCCTAATATATTTTGTTTTTTAGAATAAACCATATTACAAGTTGGTATATTTTGAGAAAATTTTTCTATTGAATCAAAAAATAAACATGCGGGATCATTATCTATATTATTTCGTGGAGATCTTGCTAATAATGCTTTTTTGTAAACAGCAGTATTAGGAGCAATTGCATAATTATATTTTTGTTTTAGAAAATTACTTTGAGGAACATTTTCAACAATTGGATTATTTAATACAGCAGGTGAAATTATCATTGAATTTGGAAATGAATTATTAATCATATATAATATATTAAGATAATTTTATCGAACATAACGGTATGTAATATATTCTCCAGATGCAGAACTTGTTCGAATAATTTTAAACATATCTCCTGATTTTAATCCATAATATTTTGTAATAGGATCTTTTACAGATATTTTGGGCAATTGTGATTTTGTAATATTATATTTTTTTAAAACTAAATTAATTTCATCATTTGAAAGTGGAATGTGTTTAGGAACTAAATTATGTTTAGTTACATTAATAATTAAATCTTTAATCAAAAATATTTCAACATTTTTATATAATTCATTTGCTAATTCTTTCTCAACAGTTATATTATATTTTTCTTTTAATATTATAATAATATTAATTTCATCACCATAATCTGTTTTAATTTGTTCAACAATATTATCTAAATCTTTTTTACTAAATGATTTAGATTCTTTAAAAAAATAACCAATGATTTTTTTATCAATATCTAAAATATCATAATTATTTTCTTCATACATTATATAAAATTCTTGAAAATTAACATTATTTGATGGATCTATTTTATATCCTCTATCAGTTAACAGTTCAATTAATGTTTTTCTTACATTAAAAATATTATTAAGTTCCATATTATATTATAATAATATTAATTTCATTTTTTATATATATTTATAATTTTTATGTAATATATTTTTTATATATAAAAAAATAATTATAATATAATTTATGAATATTATTATTGATATTAAAGAAAATAAGAAATTTACAGATTCTTTACTTAATAATAATATTATATTTGAATCTAGATTATTAGATATAGGAGATATAATGTTTATCTATAATAATGAACCATTACTAATTATTGAAAGAAAAACAATTAATGATTTGGCTTCTTCATTAAATGATGGACGTTATCATGAACAAAAAATTAGATTAAAAAATAGTGATATTAAAGTTTTATATGTAATAGAAGGAATATATGAAGATCTAAATAAAATATATAATAAAACTTTTGATTATGAAAAATATAAAGGATGTATTATAAATACAATGATACGAGATGATATACCAGTTTATAATACAAAAAATATGGATGAAACAATTATTTTTATTAAAGATTTGAGTAAAAGATTACCAACATATGAAAAATATATAAAAAAAAATAATAATTATGAATCTTCAATTAAAATGAAAAAAAAAGATAATATTACATCATATATATGTTATATAAATCAATTAAGACAAATACCAAATGTAGCTTTACAAACAGCTGAAAAAATATCTGAAATATATCCATCAATGTTTCAACTAATTAAATCATATTTATCTTGTGATAATCCAGAAATGATGTTATCAAATATATATATAAATCAAAAAAGAAAATTAGGTAATATAATTAGTAAACAAATATATGAATATTTACAAAATGATATAAAAAATATAAATATTTAATATGTATCACCATGAAAATAAATATATATGCAAGTGAATTAGCTACAATTTTAGGTATTAATCCTTATCAAAAAATTAGTGAATATTTAATAAAATTATGGGAAAAGAATAATCCATTAGATTATGATAAAACATTAGATATAATTGAAAAGACACATAATATAAAATTTTCTGAAAAGATTAATGATTTAGATAATATTAAAAATATAAGTAAAGAAAATGGAATTGATATTAAGAAATTAGAAGAATGTTTAAATGCAACGAATACAAAAGAATTACAAGAAAAAAAACAAATATTATTAAAAGAGTTAAGTGAAAAAATTAGTGCAGAAAAGAAAAAAGAATTTGAAAAACAATTAGAAAGTTTAACAAATAAAAATTTTGGAATTAATAATGAAAATAATGCATTAGAATTATATAAAATGAAAACTGGTAAAACAGTTTTAATTAAAACAAAATATATCAGTAAAAAATTATGTATATATAATAATGTTGAATGGTATATTGGAGGAAAAATAGATGGGATAACAGAAGATAATATAGTAATAGAAATTAAAAATCGTATATATAAATTATTTGGAGTAATAAGAGAATATGAGAAACCACAATTACAAGCATATATGTATATATTAGGATTACAAAAAGGAAATTTAGTTGAAAATTTAAAAAATGGCAACAGTGATATTAATATTATAGAAGAAAATTTTGATGAAGAATATTGGAATACATTTATATTAAAAAAATTGAATAATTTTATAAAATTATATAACTTAATTTTAGAAGATATTAATATGAAAATATTTATAATAACTGAAGAGGAAGAAAAAAAAGAACAATTTTTAAAAAAAATGATAAATATGTAATAAATTTATTAATTCATAATTTGAATTAATAAATATTTGTATAATAATCTAAAATATAATATAGAAAAATATAAAATTATATATAAAATTATAATGGATAAATATATTTGTGAAAATTGTGGTAAAAAATTTAAACAAAAAGTGTATTATATAAAACATTTGGATAAAAAAAATCTTTGTATTATTAAAAATATTCGTAATGAAGGATTGGATAAATTTTATACAATACCAAAATATTCTAAAAAATGTATTGATAAATTATTTGAATTATATAATATATTAAATTTTGATTTAATTATTGAACCAAGTGCAGGAAATGGAAGTTTTTTTAATCAAATAGAAAGTGATAATAAAATAGGAATTGATATATCTCCTGATAATACAAATATATTAAAAATGGATTTTTTTAATTATACACCACCAATCGATAAAAATAATATATTAATTATTGGTAATCCACCTTTTGGAAAAATTAGTTCAATTGCTATAAAATTTTTCAATCATTCTGCTAAATGGTCAAAAATTATAGCTTTTATTATTCCAAGAACATTTAGAAAACAAAGTGTTCAAAATAAACTTGATAATAATTTTCATTTAATTTATGATGAAGATGTTCCAATAAAACCTTGTCAATTTATACCAAAAATGATGGTAAAATGTTGTTTTCAAATTTGGGAAAAAAAAGATATAAAAAGATTATATATAGATTTACCAACAAAACATAATGATTGGAAATTTTTAGAATTTGGACCTATTGACAAATATGGACAACCTTCTCCACCAAACAATGCTGATTTTGCATTGCGAGCATATGGTGGAAAAATAGGTGAAATAAAAATTGATAAATTAAATGAATTAAGACCAAAAAGTTGGCATTGGATTAAAAGTAATATTACTAAAGAAGATTTAATTAATCGATTTAATAAATTAGATTATTCAAATAGTGTAAATACTGCAAGACAAAATTCAATGGGAAAAGGTGAGCTCGTGAAATTATATAATAATTTCATTAATCCTATATTGTAATAATTCATTCCAACATTTATCTCCATATTTTGGACGAAGTGCATATTCTTTTTGATTAGTTATATCATCTAAATCATTTTGTGTTATTTCACCTAATTCGCCAATAGTTCCGTGTGCATAACTACCATATTTTAAAATAAAATATTTAATTTGTTCTTTATTTAATTTAAATATAAATAATTCACCGAGTGAATTTAAATTTGCATAATCAATATAATATGCTGTTAATGTATATTCACAATTATGATTAATTCTTAATTGAACAAAATTAAATTTATTATTTTCTTTTCCTCCATTGGAGGCTTTTATCTCAATATTAGTTTCATTGTATTTTAAATCACCATTACAGGAAGATGCATTATTTTTTGTCATATTATATTTAAATTTAATATAATTTTCTAATATTGGACCAGTATATTGACCTGATAAATTACTATATTTACAATACATATGAGCATCTTTTAATGATGGTAATTTCATAATATTTTCAACATGAAGTTTATTTGAACAAGAACTATCTAATAAATGTTTTAATTTTATTTTTGATTCATTATAATATTTAGTTCGTTTAAATTTTTGAGAAATTACTTTTTTAATATTATATAAATGTTTTTTATTCATAATATATTATATTAAATAATTTTTTTATATATAAAATATATTTTTTAGATACATAAACTTTTTATTAAATATTACAATAAAATTAATATAAAATATTTTATATTAATTTTTTAATTTTTATAATTTAAGTAAAATAAAAATTTATTCTACTACTTCTTCAGTTTCTTCTTCGATTACTTCTGAAGCTTTTTCATCTTCTTGAACATCTTCATCAGAATTATATTGTTGTCTTTCTACAGACATATCAGTAGATTGTTCTTCAGTTTTTTCAACAGGCGAAGATTCAGTAACTGAACCAAAAACACAATCAGTAGGTCGAAAATTCTTTTTTTTCATAACAAGAAGTTGAACAACTTGTAGAGAAAGACCAAATTTTCCGGCAATATACCACACTCGAGGCTGTAGAACAGCACGGACAAAACTGTTTTTAGGAACAGTATCAACCAAATCATCAAATGATGACAATTTAATTTCAACTAGTCCAGATCCATCTGTCTCAGTTTGATATAGTTTAATATCTGGAACATTTTCAAGTTCATTACCATCACGATCGCGAGCTTTCATAATTTTAGGTTGAAGTCTAACAGGAAATTTACCAGCAGGATCAGTTTTAACAACAGATGTATAAAGTGCTTCTAGCACTTCACGACTTGCTTGACCGCCTTTTTTAGTTTTTCCAAGTCCAAGAATTTCACTATGTTGAACAGCATGACTAATCATTAGTTCATCAACTTCTTTCCATTGATTGAAATAAGATTCAACCAACTCTGTATCTTTTTCATCATATGAACGTGCAGATAGATTAATTGACCATTGTGATTGTCCAGTTCCTTTATCTTGTTGAGGTAAATTACTACCTCCTTGTTGTTTAGGAATAAATTTACTTACACCAAAAACAGCATACGACCAAGGTGTCATACTGTATACAGGTTCATTGTTTTGCAATAGATATGAAACAAATTTATCGTTACGTTTGCGAGGAACGGTAATGCTCATAAGATTTACATTTAATTGATCAGCACGTAGAACGCTGTTATTTGTTTGTTTAGTAGTAGCGGCTTTTGTTTGTGACATTGTTTGTATAATATTATTGCTCATTATTTTTTCAATTTTTTTTTATAAATATAATACGTTCAAACTTATTTATATACTATTTATTAAATATATATGAAAAAACTATATATAATATATATAAAATGAATAAATGTTTATCAGTTAAAAGTAAAAAAAATATAAATTTACAATGTAATAACAAAAAAAAAGAATGTTATGATTTTTGTTCAATACATTTAAAATCAAAAAATATTATAATATGGAAAAAATATGAATGTAATAATAACGATACATATGATATCAAAAAAATAATTAAAATTCAATCAGTTATAAGAGGATATTTAATAAGAAAAAGGAAAAAATGTATTAATCAAGAAGAATTTTATAGTCTTGATAGTAAGTATGATATACCAAATAAATTTTTTTTCTCGTATAATGATAAAAATTTTTCATATTGTTTTGATATTAGATCTTTAAAAAAAATGTTAGAATTAGGTAAAAATATAAATCCTTATACAATGTGTAAATTTTCAGATATAATATTAAATAAAATATATATGCGTATACAAACATTAGAAAAATCAAATAATGAATTAAATTTTAATGATGATAATATATATATTAAAAAAAATTTTGAACATGAAGTTATAGATTTATTTTATAAATTCGATATGTTAGATAATTATACTAATCATAAATGGTTTTTAGATTTAACATTAGATCAATTAAAAAATTTATATCGTATTTGTGAAGATATATGGAATTATAGAAGTCAGTTAAATATTATTTCCAAACAAAATATAGTTAAAGATGGTATAGCATTTGATATTCCAATATCACAAATATATAGATATAAATTAAATAAAAAAAAATTATTACAAAAACAATTATTATATGAATTTAATAGATTTTGTTCAGAAGGTTTAACAATATCTGATAAAAAATTAGGGGTAATGTTAATTTTAACAGCATTAACTGAGGTATCACAAGATGCCGCTAATGGATTGCCACAATATGTAAATATATAATATTAATCATTATATCTTAATCCAGCCATACCACCTTCAATAATAAGTATATTATAATTTGGTGCAAAAATATTTATTTGAGGATCAATTAAAGTATCTTTAATTTTAATATTTAATTGAATATTATCTAACATACTAAAATCACATGTTCCCGTTGGTTTATTAGAATCCGCTTCTAATGAGAATGAATATACATATATAAAATTATTTGGAATATTATGATGATATTTATATGGTTCAATTTCTCTAAAATATCGTCCATCTCTAGGAGGCCAAAATCGATATTTTCCTTCAATATATATAATAGAATTTATCATTGGATCATCTAATGGTAATCCTAAATAAAGTAGTTTATCTGAAAAATTAAACATATCATTTCCTCCACCAGATACTTTTGTAAAATTTATACAATCTCTAATAACCCAAATTAATTCTTTAACAGGATGATTAAAATATAATTGTATAATGTTATCGATAGATGTTAAATTAGTTGATATAAAATTATGGTGAATTTGATCAATTAAATATTTATGACGTGTATTAACAAACCATCTTCTTTCATTATCTTCTAAATATATGTAGTCGACATAACATAATGCTTCAATTATTTGAAAATATTGTTCAGGTGTTTTTTTTGCTCGTGTAAAAACATCATGATACATACTTAGATCTCCTGTGCTTGATACCCATAATTCATCAAATTTATGAAATTCAACTATTAATCTTACATCCATATTTTGTAATGCAATAGTTGGTAAAGCTAAACCAATATTTTTACAAAACCAAAATTGAAGAGGTATTCGTAATCTTAAACGATCTTGTTGCATTGTTACATTAAAATAATCATGTTTTCCAATCATATTATAATATCCCCATTTCTTTTCAGCTGGAAGTGTTAATTCATTCCAAATTTCTAACCACATTCCATATTGTTCATCTATAATTATTCCTCCGATTTCAATTGAAATTTTTTTAATAATAGCATGTCCAATTGAATTAATCCAACTTAATGCAAATGATGGATCATTTGATGGATTTAATGCTGGTAAATCTATTTGTAAATATATTTTTCCAACAAGATCACCATATCTACCTAATTTTACATGTGATTTAGATCCAAAAATTGGATTTCCAATTAATACTTCTTCAATATTTTCGATTGCAAAATTAGTATATCTTTTAAATACTGAACAAAAATATGAAATTTGCGGTTTTCCAGTTAATTCAAGGTCTTGTTTTCCATATGCTGCTAATTGTAATTCTGCACCAGGCATTATAATATAATGATATAATATTTTTTTATATAATGCGCATAATTAATATTTTTATATTATATATATAATAAAATATAGATGACAAGTTATCCAATTAATACTCAATTAACAACATTAAGAATTAATTCTGAACAAGATTTATTTGAAATATCACCAAATTTAAATCTTATAAATAATGATAATAATTGTAATAATAATAAAAATTGTTTACCATTAATAAATCAGTGTAATAATATTTTAGCAGCATTAAAAGTTAATGGTAGTGCAGTAATATGCAAAGGAATTAATATTGGTTCAACTGAAATAGAAATAGAGGGGACAATTAGATTTAAAGATGGAAGGTATGAAGGTTTTAATGGCATTGAATGGGTTTATTTAGATTGTTGTTATGGAAGTACATCTGGTTCAATTGTAATTGATTATATAAAAGATTTATGTAATAGTGAAGATCATGTAGGTATTCTTCCAAATACTTTAACTTCACTTAATGCAAGTATTTCTATTGGTCCAAAAGGGACTGGATTTCTTTCTGCGCAAATACCAACTTCTGGTTCAGCAGTTGGAGGTGATTGTAGAGGTGAAAATGCTGTTGATTGGCAACAAGTTCGTGTATCAAGTAATCAAGTAGCTTCAGGGAATAGAAGTTTTGTGGGAAATGGTGAAAATAATAGAACAAATGGAATAAATAGTATTATTGTTGGAGGTGATTCCAATAATATTGCGGATGGATTAAATAATAGTATTGTTTGTGGAAATAATAATACTATTCAATCTACATCATCTAATTCTTCAATTATTTCTGGAAATACAAATTTAATTGATAATTCATTAAATAGTTTTATTATTAATGGATATCGTAATCTTCTTCGACCTAATACGAATTTTGTTAGTATTTTAAATGGTTCAGGAAATGTTATTCAAGGGGGTGTAATTTTGTATAGTAATATTGGAAATGGTAATGCTAATAATATATCAGCAAATACTATAGGTAATTTTAATGATATTTTAAATGGTGAATTAAATAGTATGGGTGGAACTGTTTCTATAAACAATTCGATTAATAATGGGCATGATAATATTATATTAAATTCAATTTATGCATCAATATTAAACGGAACTGACAACACAATATTTCAAATTAATGAAGTATCACCATCATCTTATAATTTAATTATGAATGGACAAAATAATACTATTAATTTTGGTCATTATAATTCTATTATTAATGGTTATCAAAATAAAATTGATGGCAATAGTGATGGTAGTAGAAATTCGATTATTTGTAATGGTGATACAAATTTGATATTAGAATCACATCAATCAATTATTGGAGCTGGTATCGGAAATCAAATTTTAAAATCACATAATTGTTCTATTTTATCAGGTAGTGGTAATATTATTGATTCTTCAGGTAATATTAATAATTCTATTGTAACCGGACATAAAAATATATTAGAAAAAACAGATAGATCTTTTATTGGTGCTGGTGATACAAATAAAATATTAAATGTTGTTAATTCATCTATAATAGGAGGTAATAATAATACAATAACTGGAGATTTTAATAATTCTATTGTAAATGGTGATAATAATTTGATTAATATTCGAACCGAAAATTCAACTATATTAACTGGTAAATCTAATCGAATAACAAATACAAAAAGTTCTTCAATTTTATCAGGTAGTGGTAATATTATTGATTCTTCAGGAAATATTGATAATTCTATTGTTACAGGAAATAAAAATACATTAGAAAAAACAGATAGATCTTTTATTGGTGCTGGTGATACAAATAAAATATTTGATGTTATTAATTCATCGATAATGGGAGGTAATAATAATACAATAACTGGAAATTTTAATAATTCTATAGTAAATGGTGATAATAATTCTATTAATGATCTAACTGAAAATTCAACTATATTAACTGGTAAATCTAATCGAATAACAAATACAAAAAGTTCTTCAATTTTATCAGGTAGTGGTAATCTTATTGATTCTTTAGGAAATATTGATAATTCTATTGTTACAGGAAATAAAAATACATTAGAAAAAACAGATAGATCTTTTATTGGTGCTGGTGATACAAATAAAATATTTGATGTTGTTAATTCATCGATAATGGGGGGTAATAATAATATAATAACTGGAAATTTTAATAATTCTATAGTAAATGGTGATAATAATTCTATTAATGATCTAACTGAAAATTCAACTATATTAACTGGTAAATTTAATCGAATAATAAATACAAAAAGTTCTTCAATTTTATCAGGTAGTGGTAATATTATTAACTCTTTTGGAAATATTGATAATTCTATTGTTACAGGAAATAAAAATATATTAGAAATAACAGATAGATCTTTTATTGGTGCTGGAGATACAAATAAAATATTTAATGTTGTTAATTCATCTATAATGGGAGGTAATAATAATACAATAACTGGAAATTTTAATAATTCTATAGTAAATGGTGATAATAATTCTATCAATGATCTAACTGAAAATTCAATTATAGGAACTGGTAAACTTAATAGTATAACAAATACAAAAAGTTCTTCAATTTTATCAGGAAATAATAATATAATTAATTCTTCTGGAAATAGTTATAATTCTATTATATCAGGTGATACAAATAGATTAATTAAAACAGAAAAATGTTTTATTGGGAATGGATTTGCTAATTATATTGAAAATTCTACAAATAATAATATTCTTAATGGAAATAGTAATAGTATATTAATTGGTTCTAATTGTTCTACTATTATAAATGGACAGAATAATCAAATTAAATCAGAATATGCAACAATATTAGGAGGAGTTGACAATAACATTAATTTATCTGATCATACAAATATATTAGGTGGTATTGGTCTAGAAATTAATACAATTACTTCGCCATTTATTCCAATTACTGTGTGTGGTCAATATAATAATGAAGGTTTACAAACTTTATCTGGGGGAAGTTCTACAATTAATACAGTTGGATCAATTTCATCAAATCGTGTATTTATGATTGGTGGAGGTGTAAATAGTGGAAATAGATTTAATTTATTTTCAGTTGATAGTTCAGGTAATGTATATGCATTAAAACAATATCATTCTGGTGGAGCTGATTTTGCTGAATATTTTGAATCTATTTATAATTATAAAATACCTATTGGAACATCTGTTTCTTTTAATTCATTTGGTAAAATAAAAATATGTGATTTAAACGAAACACCAATTGGCGTAATTAGTGCAAATGCAAATATTGTTGGAAATTCATTTGAAGAAGAATGGTATGGAAAATATGAGAAAAATAAATTTGGTGAAAATATTTATGAAGATACATATGTTGAAGAATTATCATACATATTATTTAAAAAAACAATTTCAAAAAAAGTTATAAAATTAATTGATAATAAATATGTTGAAACAATTATTGATGAAATAATTGAAGAAAATATTCCAGAAATGATTGAAACTATAATTTATGATAGTAATGGTAATGTGTTACGCAAAGAAAAAGTTCATAAAATAATTTATAAAAATATAAAACAAAAAAAGATTTCTAATAAATTTGATTCAAAATTAAAATATATATCTCGAAAAGATAGACCAGAATGGAATATAGTTGGTTTAACTGGGCAAGTTATAATTAAAAAAGATCAAATTAAAGCATCAAATTGGATTAAAATGAAAGAATTATCATCTGATACAGAATTATGGTTAATAAAATAAAATAATATATTATAATATAATATATAATAATATGAAAATAAGTAGTAAAGAATTAGAGGAATTATTATTAAATGTATTTGATCAACTTGATAAAACTAAAGAATCATGTAAAGTAACAATAAGTCAATGTTTATATAATCATAATCATATAAATATTAATAGTGTTATTCGTTCTTGCATGGAGACAATGGATATGGTTGATTTATGTAAATTATTTATAATTAATAAATCTCCAAATACTAAATCATCAATTGTATTAGCTATAATTGTTTTAAAATCACATAAAAAAGAATGTAAAAAAATGTTTGATGATAAAATTTGTAAAGATACTATAATGTTTTGTTATCAGGTAACAGACAAAACAATTAAAACACTAGAATATCTTGTTAATACTATTTAAAGAAATATATATTATTAAATTTATTTAATAAAAAATAATTTAATAAGTATAAATAACAAGTTTATATATATATCATTAATTTATTTTTGAATAATAGTATAATCTCATTCCTTCATGAAATAATATTATACCCATTGATAAATCTGCAAGTGTTTTTATATATGCATATTGTTTTTTTTTAATAATATAGTAAATAAAAAATAAAATACATAATTCTACCATTAATTTTATCGTACTACCTATTGTATATGTATGTACACTATCATACATAACAAGAAAGAATAAAATACATAATAAAAATCCTAAAAAATATTTCATTAAATCGGTATTAGTTGCATCAGTTGAACATATATTATCCATTAAAAAAAATATTATAATTACTATAAAACTAAATAAAATAGAAATAATTAAAATAATATATAAAATATTTCCAAATGTCCAATTGAAATAATATAGCCCTATAAATAATATATATAATGATAATATGATAGTGATATATATAATATAATAATATTTATCACTATTATATTCTTTTAATGTTGTTATAGAAAAATATAATGATAAAATACATATAAATGTTAATATTATAATATATATATATGAACCAACTGTATTAAAATTAATTAATAAATTATTATCCATATATTATTATTATATATTTTTTATTAAATATTTCCACCTGATTTATAATGTTGAAATAAAATACCATTATTAATCAAATTAAATTTTAAATCAGTTTTTTTTTCATAAAAAAAATTATTAATAACTTGTTGATCCCATGTATTAGGATATTGGTTATTAATCATATAATTTAAAATTTGTTCATAAAAATGTATTATTTTTTCAGTTGATAATGAAATAGTTAAACCAATATTTATATTACTTTTCCATCTAATTGTTGGATTTAATCCTTCACGTTGAAAAATAATATCAACATTATTAGAATTATTCAATATATTAATAAATATCGGAATATATTTTATAAAACTCTCTTGATTAATAATAATATCACAATCAGTAAATACTATTATTTTATTTGTATTTTTATATTTTTTATATAATTCTAATTGATAATTTATTTTACATTTTTCACCAGAATGAAATACAAAAGTGCATGGATTTTTACCACACCAATAACAAATTCTATTTTTTCTTTTATCAAATACTTGCTGATTAATTTTTTTATATTGAATATTTTCTATTGGAATTAATATAGATAAATTTTTCTTAATATTATTATAAAATTCTTCATATTTTTCTGAATAAATTCCAGCACAAATTATATTATTCATTTATAAATATATTATATATTTACAAGTATTTTATATATTTTTATATAAAAAATATTTTATATATAAAAAAATTTTTTATATTTTAATATTTTATTAATTTTATAAAATTATATCTATAATTAAACTCATTATTTTTATTTTTTAATAAAAAATGAAAAGTATATAAAGAAGTTTCACATTATAGTATCATAAACAAAATGCCCGCTACACAAACTAAATCAACAACTCAAGTTACTAAATCAGTAACAACGGCTTCACCAATGTCAGCACCAGAACCAGTACAAACAAAATCAGTTACTACAACTGTTGCTACAACAAAGAAACAAGCACCTCCTCCCTCAACAAAGGCTACTATGGCAGTTTCATCTTCTCAAGTAGAATCATCTGCTCCTGTATCTGCCCCTGTATCTAAAACTATGACAACCAAAACTGTTTCCCAAGTTGTTGTTCCTACTGTAGAACCAGTAGTACAAGCTCAACAAATGCCAGTTCAAACTGATTCAACACAAGTTCAAACTGAATTAAGTGGATCAGTTAATGATGAATTTTCAAATGTTCTTGAAGTTCTTTCTACACTTGCTAAGCAAGTTAAGGAATTAACTAATCAAATGAAGACTCTTCAACGTCAAGTTGGAAAGGAACATCGTGATTTAGAGAAGGCTGTAAAGGGAAAACGTAAGCATAAACAACAAGTTGGTGGAGTTGATAAACCGAAACGTGCTCCAAGTGGATTCGCGAAGCCAACGCGTCTAAGTAAGGAACTATGTCAATTCTTAGGTTTGTCTGAAGATACTGAACTTGCGCGAACTGAAGTCACTAAAAAGATTACTACTTATGTAAAGGATAATGATTTGCGAAATGGTAAGAATATTGTTCCTGATAGTAAATTAGCGGCTCTTCTTAATGTTCCAAAGGAAGATGTATTGACTTATTTCAATCTTCAACGATATCTAAAGAATCATTTCCAAAAATCAGTTGTAACACCAGTTACAGTTTAAATTGATTAATAAAATTAAATTTTTTAAGCTGAATATATCAGTATTTATTTATTAAATTAAAAATTTAATTTAATGAAAATTTATAATTTAATTATATAAAAATATATATAAAAAAAAATTATATATTATTAAATAATGATTAAAATTAAAAAATATTTATTTAATAAATTAGTAATATTATTTCCATGTATTTGGAATTTTAATTTATTATCGGAAAATATTAATATAGAAAGTAATACTATTATTAAATTAAAAAATTATAATTGGAATTGGTATAAATTATCAAAAAATCCGATTATAAATATTAATTTAATTAGTGAAACATTGGATAAAAATTGGGATTGGAGTAATTTATCATTTAATATAAATATTAATGATATTTTAACATATCCACTATATCCATGGAATATGGATATAGTAAGATATAGATATAAACTTAAATTAGATATTCAATATTTTTCAGAAAAAAATAATATATTAGAAGATAATGAGGAAAATTTGGATTTAGCATAAATATATTTATATATATTATATAATGAAAAATATTAATTTATTAATTAATTATTTATTAATATTAAAAAATCAAATGCAATTATATCATTGGCAAACAAATTCTTTTTCTCGCCATAAAGCTGCAGATGAATTAATTGAACATATTACAACAATAATTGATAAAATAGTTGAATCATATCAAGGTAGATATAATAAAATAAAAGTTAATAGTAATAGTAATACAATTATATTAAATAATTTAGATGATTTACAAATTAAAGAATTTTTAAAAACAATGAAAAGTTTTTTTGAAAATAATTTTACAGAATATATTAATGTTAATACTAATACAGATTTAACAAATTTAAGAGATGAATTATTACAAACAATAAATAAAACATTATATTTATTTACTCTATCATAATTAAATTTTATATATTTGTAAAAAAATTTATAAATAAAATATATTTTATTTATAAATGATCTTAAAAGAAGATAGAGAAAAATTTGTAAATAATATGAAAATTAAATTAGAATTAAATAATTATGGATTCCAATTATCAAAAACAAAACAAGGTATTAGTATAAATAATGGTAAAAAATGTAAAGCGATACAAGAATTACTAATAAGGATGAATATTTGGTATGAAATAGGAAAAAAAGATCAAGGAGAAATAGATTTTATAGAAGCTAATCGTAAAATATGTTATATATTAGATGATAATGATATTAAAAAATGTAAAATTGCAATGTTAGTTAAATAATATTTAATGACCAACGGTTGGTGTTTTAACATCACATTTTTCACCATTCCATGAACAATCTTCATTTTTATCACAATCTTTCTTTTCAACAAAAGAACCACATTTAACTGGTTTATTATCCATTGTTGTATGGTCTAATCCTTCTCTTAAAGAAAAACGACAACCAAATAATAAACAACCAACAACTAATAAAGTTAGGAAAACTACAAATGCTAAATTAAGATTAAATTCCATTTTGTTATAAATAATATAAATATTTTATTTTTATAAAATATTTTTAATTAAATAATTCCATAATATTTTTTGACCAATAAAAATGACCATCATGTTCATGTCCATATCCACCTTTTGGATGTCCTCCTTTTGAAGCTAATTTATTAACTAATTCTTTTAAATTAATTTTTGTTTGTTTATGATCATCAATTATAGTTACACTATAACCTGGAGGATTTAATGAATATTCATATCCCCATAATACAGCAAAATCTATATTTTCACCTCTTTTTTTCATATTAGTTATAATTTGTCGTCCAACAGGTTTAGTTAAAGATGGAGCATTAAAATTTAATACACCTACTCTATAACCTTGAAAATTTATCATACGTGCATTAATTGCAATTTGAGATTTAATGTTTTCACGCACTTCATCATAATATTTACCAATAAATATAAAAAAATTAGGATTATCATTTTTTAATACATCATCTAATATCTCAAATAATTTATCACCTTGTAATTTAAAAATATTATGAACATATCTAAAACCAATAGATAATGCTACATAATTACTATTTGGTGTAAATGGTAAAAATAATTTTGCATCACTATCATCAATATATTGAACCATTTTTGGTACTTTTTCTTCTGGATAAAAAAATTTCCATATATATGCAGATGCTGAATGATTTTCACCTGCGAAATATGTTTTACCTTGAATTGTTAAGTCAGGATGATCATCAATAATTATTAATTTTGAAACAGTATTACTTAATGCTTTTAATGTTTGTTGATTATATGCAAGATCAGTTATTAACACATATTTATCTTTTAAATCATATAATATATTTTCAATACTTTTATCAATTACATTACTTTTTCCTGGTTTCAAACCATAAAATTTTATATTTGATAATTTATTATCTTTTTTTAAATATTTCCAACAAATATATGCTGCTAATACTCCATCATTATTATCAGCATGATATATAATTACATTAATTTTTTTTTTTTCTATATCTTTTATAGTTTTTTCAAATTTTATAATATCATTATTAAAACTTTTTTCATATTCTTTTTCATTCATATATTTACTTTTTGATGTGGTTGTTAATTGATTAAATTTATAATTTTTAACTTTATTAGATAAAACTTGATTAATAGTATTTAATTTATTTTTTGTATAATTTTTATTAAGATTAATGTTTGAATTATAATTCATATTATATTATATATCAATATTATAGATATATTTTTTCGATTTCTTTTATAATAGATTGACTTATACTTTTTTCTATTAAAAAATGTAATAAATTTTTTTTATCATAAGAATTTTTAATATGATTTGATAATTCTAAATTAATTTTTATATAATCATTTTTATCTTCTTCATTTTTTAATAATTTTCTTGATTTTATGTAATCAAAATCATCAGGAATAAAATATCTTTGTTGTTTTCCTTTATTAATTAAATTTTCATTAATAATATTAATATATTCTATTAAATTTTCAATTTTTTTATATTTATGAATATATTTATATGCACGTTCAATCCCAATATTTCCAATTGTAGAAGTATAATCACAACCACATAAAATACACATATCAATAAATTCATCATATGTTATCTCAAGTAATTCCAATAATTTATCTAAATTATATTCAGTAATTTTATTAGAATATACATTGAAATTTCTTAAAAATATTTTCCCTCCATTTGCTAAAATATCAGTATCTTCCGATAAACAACCTATTACTAAGTTACGTTTTGATAATTCAGCACACAAAGTTTCTGCTTCTCCATTAGCAACAATATATTGAACACCCATTAAACGAAATAATTCTTTACTTTCATTTATATGTTTAGATGTTACATAAATAATTTGTTTTTCAACTTTTTCTAATTTAAGTTTTAAATCATTTAAATTTAATTCATATTCTATATTAAAATCTTCATTTTGAATTTTTTGCTCAACATCATATATAATATTTTGTAATTCAAAATGTCTATTTTGGAGTTCTTTTTTTTTTTCTTGTCTTTCTTGTAAAAGTTCTGTTTTTTCTTTTGGAGGTTTTCCATCAAAAATATATAATGGTGTAATATTATTTTTATATAATCTTATAATTTGTTTTATTAAAAGTTCAATTGGATCTCCTTCTTTATATATAAAACGATATAAATATATACTTGTATCAATAGCTATAATTTTTCCAGAATAATCTGATAAATTAGTTTCTTTTATACTTGAAGGAGCATATTTTGTAATAATATGTTTTAAATTTTTTATGCCCATGTATTATTTACAATAAATAACTTTTTATTTATATATAATTTATTTATATTTAATATATTAAATAAATATAAATATTTCATTTTTTATAGTGTCATACGAAGAGAATTTCCTTTATAATATCCATAATTTTGTAAATCAATTGATAATTTATCAAAAGATTTATTCAATAATATAAAAAAATATTTTATATTTTCATTTATAAATTTTTAAAATTCATTTTTTTTTTCAAAAAAAAATTAAAAAATGATTTATATAATGTTATAAATAATATAAACATTTAAAATGAATATCGGTTATATTTATATAAGAACGAATGAATACTGGGATTTTTATGATTCTTTTAAATTAGGAAAAACAATAAATATTTTTGATAGAGAACAAACATATATAACAAGTGAAATCAAAAGAGGTTATTATATAATGATTATTGAAATAGATTTAACTATTTTAGATAATGTAGAAAAACAATTGCAAATATATTTCAATAAATTAAATCTACATATTAAATTTAATGCAGGTATTGAATTTTATAAAAAAGAAATAATTAATTTTATTATTCCTTTTTTTAATATAAATAATATTAAATATAAAATTTTATCAAAAGATGAAATTGATGGTTTAATTAGAAAAATAAGAATTTATGATAATATAAAAGATGATGAAAGTATAAAATATATTGAAAATATAAAATTAAATAATGAAATATATAATCCAAGAGATTATCAAAAAATTATTATTGATAAATCATATAAATATTTTCAAAATAATTCAAAAGGAATATTAATAATTCCTTGTGGAGTGGGAAAAACTCTAATTTCATTATGGATTACACAAAAATTAAACTCAAATACTATTATTATTGGTGTTCCTAATAAATTATTATTGAAACAATGGGAAAAAATTATTTGTATTTTATTTCAAAATATTCCATATTTAATTGTTTCAGGTAATGTAGATATTGAAAATATAATGAGATTTTTAGAAAATAATCAAAAAAAATGTATTGTAATAACTACTTATTCATCAGCACATAAAGTGTATACGGCAACACAATATACAATGTTTGTATTTGGTATGAAAATAAATGACGAATGTTTTCCATTTGAAACGGGAATACAAACAGATAAAGGAGTGATGAAAATAGGTAAATTATATAATATGTTTGAAAAAAAAGAAGAATTACCATTAATATTATCATTTAATGAAATTAATAAAAATTTTGAATATAAAAAAATTATTTTTGCTTGGCAAAAAGTAAATCAAAATTTATTAAAAATTCAAATGTCTAAAAAAATTATTAAATGTACAAAAAATCATAAAATTTTAACGAATAAAGGTTATATTGAAGCAATAAATTTAAAGGAAAATGATTTAATTATATCTAAATATGATATTAATAATATTAATACAATAGTAGCACCTCGTTTAAATAATGATCAATTACAATTAGTATATGGTTCATATTTAGGTAATGGTCATTTATCATATACATCAAATAATAGATTAAGATTAAAAATTATTCATTGTGAAAAACAAAAAGAATATTGTTTATGGAAAGCTAATATGTTTAATATTAGTGATTTAACATATATTGAAAAAAATGATTATTCAACAAAACCAATATACACTTTTCAAAGTAAAATATTTGATTTGGATAATGAAATATCACAAGATACAAAAAATGTTCCAGATTGGTTATTAGATAAAATAGATGGTAGAGGAATTGCAATATGGTTTATGGATAATAGTTCAGTTAGTAGATATGAAAATAATGATATATCTTCAATAACTATTCATTCTAATAATTATGATGAAAAAACATATATTAAATTTATTAATAAATTCAAAATATATGGTATTGATTGTTCTTATTTAAAAATAAAAGAAAAATATTATTGTTTAAAATTTAATAAAATAAATTCATTAAAATTATTAAATTTAATTATTCCATATCTTCATCATAATTTTAATTATAAGATGATTAATAATATTAATATAAATAAATATAAATGGAATAATAAATTTTTAGAATATGGAACATTAAAAATTACAAAAATAACAAATATTATTAATAATTGTTTTGGATGTGATAAACCTTATGTATATGACATAGAAATTGAAGATAATCATAATTTTGTTATAGGAACAATAGATAGAAATAATAAATATATTGATGGACCAGTTGTTCATAATTGTCATCATTTAACAACAAATAATATGCAATTAGCTCATACTACAAAAAAATATATTCAAATGTTAAATATTCCATCTGTTAAACAATTATCATTAACTGCAACACTTAAACAACTTGAAAGTATATGTGATGATAACATTGTAGTTTCAAATGATAATATTGAATATTTTGGAGAAATAATTGATAAAAAATGTTTGTTATGGGCAATTAATAAAAATATTATTTGTGATTATGTTATCCAAACTATTATTACAAATGAAGAACAATTAGAACAACAATTATCAAAATTTTATATTATAGAAGAAAATGATAAGAGATTATTTTTGGGAGCATTTGCATCTTTGAAAAGTATATTTGATGGACATTCACATCATTTATTAATATATTCAAACAATAAAAATAATTCATCGAAATTAATTCAATATATTAAAATTCTTTTAGATAATAATTACTTTGATATACCTGATTTATATTATTCAAATTATCATAGTGAAATGAAATCAAAAGACCAAAAAGAAATAATAAATAATTTTGAAAAAGCAAAGTTTGGAATAATTACATGTGTTTATTGTTTAGGAGAAGGTTATGATAATCATAATATAGATGCTGTTGTATTTGTAGATAATATGAGTTCAAATATTCGTATAGTTCAATCTGCATTAAGAGCAAGTAGAAAAAATAAATTTCATCTTAATAAAATTACAAAAATTATATTACCAATTTTAAATAAAGACGATTGGTTAGAAAATCATAATAATTCTGATTTTAAAAAAGTTAGAGAAGTAATTTATCAAATGGGTTTAGAAGATGAAACTATTATTCAAAAAATAAAAGTATTTAATATTGAAGTTAAAAAACATAATATTTCAATAAGTAAAAAATATATTGATTATGTGGATAATTTTGGAGATTATGATGATGAATTAACAACAAAATTAAGATTGAAAACAATAAAACGTACAACTCTTGGAACAAGTTATGAAAAAGCAAGAAAAATAATAGTAAGTAAAAATATAAAAAATAAAGAAGAATATTTTGAATTGTGTGAAAAAGATAATAGATTATCAGTTGAACCTGAACTAATATATAATGGTCAATTTATTAATTGGATAGAATATTTAAGTATTGAAAGAATATATTACGATTTAGAAACTTGTATAAAAAAAGTAAATGAATTATTAATATTACATAATGAAATAAAAAAATATTATTTAGATTTATCAATTGTTTGTAAAGAATTATGTAAATTAGATAATAATTTTCCACCAAATAGTTTATGGGTTGAATATTATAATGTTAAAGATTTAAGAAATATTATTAATATTGTTAATAAAAAAAGAAAATTGGTGATGTTATCTGAATAAATTATATTTATTATTGTTATATATATAAATATTTTGAATTTTGTTATTATTTGCAATTGTTTAAATAATTCATTTAATTAATCAAATATATCATTATAAACATATTGATGTAATATTCTGTTTATTGAATATCTATTATTATTTGCACATTTTTTTATATTTAGATAAATTTTATTGCAGTTATTTTCTACTTATTAAAAATATTGTAATTCATTTAATTTTTTATTATTTTATATTAAGAAATAAATTTTTTAATATAAAAAAATGATTTATATTATTATATAAAAATAATATTTTTAATATATATGCCAATATCAAAACAATATTCATGCAATTTATGTAAAAAAGTATTTAATCAAAAAATTGATTTCACAAGACATCAAAATAAGAAAGTATCTTGTATAATATTAACTGAAATGAAACAAATTAATCAAACAAAAGAAGAAGTTAAAATGGATAATAAAAACACACTTATCAGTGTGTTCAAAAATTGTTTAAATATATTGAGAGATAATGAAGGTTTAACTGGTGAAAAAGCATTAAGAAATTTATCTTATTTACTAATATTAAAATTACTTGAACCTCATTTTGGAAATGAAATTAATATTGATGATTATAAATATGATTTTAGTCATATTGATAATGAAATGATTGAAAAACATAAAAATAAATTATTAAATATTGCCCGTTTTAGTAATTTGTCAAATGAAAAAGAGGATAATATTCCTGTTATTATGAAATATTTATGGGATGATATTCTATCAATTTTTCCTACTACAAAAAATATATTTTTGAAAGATAAAGGGTTTGAT